CTTTAAATCCAAGAGAAGCCAATTTTTTTGAGAACTCCTCTGATTTTGTTTAATAATAACTTAACAAATAATAGGAGACAATTATGTCAACTGAAATAACAAAAGCATTTGTAGAACAATATAGTTCTAACATACAAATGTTATCACAACAAAAAGGTTCTCTTCTTAGAGATAAAGTAAGATTAGAATCTGTAACTGGTAAGAACGCATTCTTCGATCAAATCGGAAGCGTTACTGCTACAGTAAGATCAACTAGACACTCTGACACTCCACAAGCAGATACTCCTCACTCAAGAAGAAGAGTTTCACTTGTTGACTACGAGTTCGCAGACTTAGTTGATGATCTAGATAAAGTAAGAATGTTGGTAGATCCTACTTCTAGCTATGCACAAGCTGCTGCTTTTGCAATGGGTAGAGCTATGGATGATGCTATCATTACTGCTGCAACTGGTGCTGCTGATACTGGCGTAGCTGGTGGTACTTCTGTTGCATTACCTTCTGGTCAAAAAATCGCTGAAACTGGAACTGTAGGTTTAACTATTGCTAAACTTAGAGAAGCAAAAGAGATTCTTGACTTAGCTAGCGTTGATCCGTCAATTCCAAGATACATCGTAGTATCTCCTAAACAGGTTACAGACCTATTAGGAACTACTGAAGTAACTTCAAGCGACTTCAACACAGTAAAAGCATTAGCTCAAGGTGATGTAAGTACATTCTTAGGATTCAACTTTTGTGTATCTAACAGATTGTCAATCGCTTCAAGCAAAAGAAAATGTTTTGCTTTCGCACAAGATGGTCTTGCATTAGCTGTTGGTAAAGATTCAACTGCTAGAATTGATGAAAGATCAGACAAAGGTTACGCAACTCAAGTCTACTATTCTGCTGCATTCGGTGCAACTAGAATGGAAGAAGAAAAAGTTGTAGAAATACTTGCTCACGAAGCATAGTAAATAAATTTTAGGGGGTGGAAGCGAGAGTGGAAACCCCCTAGAGTGCATGAAGAAGATACAAGAATTAAAATCTGTATTACATTTTAAAAAAGATAATTATGTATATAGGTATGTTTTGGTAGACAGATTTCAAAATGATAGCAAAAATCATTACGGATTTGATACTAAAGAAGAGAGAACAACAGAAGAAATTTTCGCTTTAGAAAAAGATAGACAGATAAGGCGAAAGTATATTATAAGGAAGTAGTATGGCATCAGTAGTAGACATTTGTAATGGAGCATTAAACCAACTTGGTGCATCGACAATATTATCACTTACAGAAGATTCAAAGAACGCAAGACTTTGCAACGCAAGATACACACAGGTTAGAGATAGTTTATTTAGATCTCATCCTTGGAATTGTTTAATTAAAAGAGTTGAACTAGCAAAAGATACAGAAACTCCTTCATGGGGTTTTAGTTATCAATTTACTTTACCTGCTGATTGCTTGAGAGTTCTTACAATTTTAAATTATGATTATGATTATAAAATTGAAGGAAGAAAAATTGTAGCAAATCATGGAACAGTTAAGATACAATATGTATCAAGAATAACAGATCCAAATCAATATGATGAGTTATTAAGAGAAACAATATCTGCTGCATTAGCTGCTGACATTGCATACGCAGTTACATCTTCTAACCCTGTTGCTTCTAATATGTATAATTTATTTCAAGATAAATTAAAAGAAGCTAGATTTGTAGATGCTACTGAGGGTCAGAATACTAATCCAGATAATGGTCAATCAGATGTTATTGGATCTTCTTCATTCATAAACGCAAGGTACTAACCCATGGCTAGAGTTGCTGTTCAATTAACGAACTTTACAGGTGGCGAACTATCACCAAGATTAGATGGTAGAAATGATTTACAAAAATATTCTACAGGATGTAAGACATTAGAAAACATGATTATCTTCCCTCATGGAAGTGCAGCAAGAAGAAGTGGTACACAGTTTGTAGCAGAAGTAAAAGATAGTTCTAAAGAAACAAGATTAATTCCTTTTGAATTTAGTACAACACAAACTTATATGTTAGAGTTTGGTAATCAATATATAAGATTCTATAAAGACAATGGTCAAATATTATCCGGTGGTTCAGCTTATGAAATTAGTTCACCATACTTAGAAGCAGAACTATTTGATATTAAGTTTGCACAATCTGCAGATGTTATGTACATTTGTCATCCCAATCATCCAGTACAAAAATTATCTAGAACAGGTCATACATCTTGGACACTAGCTGATGTTGTATTTACGAATGGTCCATTTATGGATCACAATATTGAAACAACAACTATGACAGCATCACATACCAATGCTGGTCAAACAGGTACATTAACTTTATCATCAACTACTGGAATAAATTCTAATCAAGGTTGGTTATCAACTGATGTTGGAAGATTAGTTCATATGCTTGATGGTCATGTAAAAATTACAGGCTACACATCATCAACTGTTGTTGATATGGAAGTAATATCAGACATATCAAATGGTTCAGCTACAACTGATTTTGCATTAGGATCTTTTTCAAATACTACTGGTCATCCTTCTTGCGTAACTTTCTTTGAACAAAGATTAGTATTTGCAGCAACTTTATCTCAACCACAAACATTATTCTTTTCTAAATCTGGTGATTATGAAAACATGGATGATAATTATCATGGAACAGTAGCAGATGATGATTCTATTATTTATACAATTGCATCAAACCAAGTAAACGCAATTAGATTTATGACAGCTACAAGAACTTTAATCATTGGTACTGCAGGGGGTGAGTTTGCAGTTAGTGGTGGTGGAACTGATATTGCAATAACACCTACAAACATATTAATTAAAAAACAATCTAACAATGGAGCTGCAAATGTAGATGCTCTAGCTGTTGGTAACGCAACTTTATTTTTACAAAGAGCAAGAAGAAAATTAAGAGAACTAGCTTACAATTTTGATGTTGATGGTTATGTGGCTCCAGATCTAACTATCCTTGCCGAGCATATTTCTGAAGGTGGATTTAAACAACTATCATATCAACAAGAACCTAACCAAATTATTTGGGGTGTTAGAAACGATGGTCAGTTAATTGGTTTAACTTATCAAAGAGAACAGCAAGTAGTTGCTTGGCATAGACATATATTTGGTGGTAGTGCAGTTTGTGAAAGTGTTGCTACAGTTCCTACAGATGATTCAGAATATCAAACATGGGTTATCAATAAAAGAACAATCAATGGTGCTACAAAAAGATATGTAGAATATATTCATCAATATGACTTTAATGAAACAGATGATACTTCATTTAATTTTTTAGATTCACAATTAGCTTATGATGGTTCACCTGCTACAACTATATCTGGTCTGTCACATCTTGAAGGTGAAACTGTTTCAGTATTAGCTGATGGTGCAACTCATCCAGACAAAGTTGTTAGTTCTGGATCAATCACATTAGATAGATCTGCAAGTAAAGTTAAAGTTGGATTGGGTTATACATCTTTATTACAAACAATGAGAATAGATGCAGGTTCACAGAATGGTACATCACAAAGTAAAACTAAAAGAATCTATGAAATTACTGCTAGACTTTACGAAAGTATTGGTGTGGAGATTGGTCCAGATCTAGATAACATGGAACGAATACCATTTAGATCTTCAGCTAACGCAATGGATAGTGGTATCAATGTATTTACTGGAGACAAAGAAATAGAATTTAGAGGTAACTACGAGACAGATGGTTTTATATTTGTAAGACAAACTCAACCTTTACCTTTGACGATACTATCTTTATATCCTAAACTTCAAACTAACGATGGATAGAATATTAAATATAGTAACATATAAAGCAGAACATGGAGCATACATTATGAAGCAACAAATGAACCATACATTAATGGATAAGGATATGGAGTTTGATGGTAATCCAAATAACCTAGAACAAGATAACTTAGCATTTACAGGTATGATTTCTGGTAAACCTATCTTTGCTGCAGGTATGAAAATCATTTGGAATGGTGTTGCAGAAGGTTGGGTGTTAGCTACCAAAGATGCTTTAGATCATCCATTACTTGTAGCGAAAGCTATCAGAAAAGATTTTGCAAGAATTGCTAAAGAAAATAATATCAAAAGAGTTCAAACTGCTGTAAGAGCAAACTATACAACTGGCTTAAAATTTGCTAAGTGGTTAGGTTTAGAGGAAGAAGGATTAATGAAAAAATTTGGCTTTGATGGTTCAGATCAATATATGTATGCGAGGTTATTCTAATGGGTTGGGTATCAGCAGTAGCACCAGCATTAACAACAGCAGCACCTTATGCTACAGCAGCTTTAGGTGTAGCACAATTTCAACAACAAGGTGCAGCAGGTAAATTTAATCAAGCAGTACAAAATCGTAATGCTACAATAGCTGAGCAAGAAGCAGCACAAATAGAAAAACAATTAGAAACAGATTTAGTTAGATTTGACAAACAGTTTCAAAAATTACAAGGTCAAGCAACAACATCAATAATAAAATCTGGTGCAGAACTTTCTGGTTCTGGGTTAAGAGTGTTAAGATATAATGCTGAACAAGCTGAATTAGAAAAAGATATTATTGAATATAATGCAAAAGTTGGTCAAGCAAGAAAATTTGAAGAAGCTAACTTTGCTAGAATACAAGGTCAAATGGCTAGACAACAAGCTCGTATGGCACAATTACAAACTTTAACACAAACAGGTACTAGTTTACTATCTATGCAAGGATAATTATTATGCCAAAAATACCTACATATGCAGCAAGAGGAGAAGTAACCACTCAAGTTGGTTCTGTAAAAGCAGATATAAGATCCCCACTCAATACAAGTTTAACTAGTGTTGGTTCTGCTATTGCTCAATATTATGTTGCAGAAAAAAAAGAAGAAGCAAGAGTTAAATCATCTGAATATGAAAATGAATCTTGGAACGAGTTATATAATATATATGACAAATATAAAAATAATCCATATCCAACAGATGCAACTAATGGTTTTTTAGCAGATTCTGAAGCGTATAAACAAAATTTTATTAATACAAGATTAGCAAATGAATCTAAGTTTACTAAAAATGCTTGGCTTCAAAAGTTTGAAAGTAATAAAAGTTCAACATTATTAACTTTAAATAAAACTGCTAGAAATAATTTAGAAAATAAAAATCAAGAACAATTCAACACATTTGCTTCATCAATGTCTACAAGACTAAGATTAGATCCATCTTTTTCTGCTAAAGTAAATTTTGAAATAGATAATGAAGTTAATAAAATTCAAGATAAATTTGTTAAAGAAGAAAAAAGAAAAGAATTAATTAATATTAAAGATGCAACAATTTTAGATATAAATAAAAGATCAGATCCCATGGGATTATTAAAACAATTAAAAGAAAATCCAGAATTATATTCTAATATTCCAGAAGAAAAAGATAAAGCTATTATATTTGCTCAAAATTTAATTGAAGAAATGAATGAAAATTATTTTCAAAACTCTATTGATAGTGTTGTTGTTAATACTCCTTTTGGTCAATTATCAGATGTTTCTTCTCTTATTGATTCTTCTATTAATAAATTTTTTACAGATCCTAAAGATCAAACAAAAGCAAAAACTTCAATACAATCTTCTTTTAAACAAAAAATTAAAACAATAACAGAAAAGGGTGGTGCAGAATATTTTATTAATAATGATTCTAAAATAAACGAACTTTATAATTCATCTTTAACTAATCCTAATGATTTTAAAACATATGTTCAGATATTAGATAATAAATATAATGAACAAAAAATTCCAAATAATTTTAGAACATATTTACCAACTAATAAAATAACAGAAATAAATGAAACAATAAAAGGAACTCCTGGAGCAACAGAAAAATTAAATATTATTAATGACTTAAAAAGATTGTATGGAAATAAAATGCCTATTATTAATCAACAACTTGATAAACAAGCTGATCCAGGATTATCTTTAACTATTTCCACTAACAGTAGACCTCTTCAATCTTTAGCAGTTCTTGGACCATTAAGTGAAGATAATAAAAAAATTGTATCTAGTAGATTTGGAAATCAAGTTGAAACAAAATTATTAAAAAAAATAGAATCTAATCTTTCTGGTCTTGCAGATATTGTCAGTAATCAACCAGAAGGATATAAAAGATATAGTTCTTATATCGCAAAAAATGCAACAGGATTAAAAAATGCTGCAATGAATGGTTTATTAGAAGGAAATTATGATTCTATTGAAAAAGCTGCAGATAGTGTTGCACAAGAATTTCTAAATGATTATGATATTACAGAAGATACTTTTTATATTCCTTATGATGTAAATGGAAAAGTAGTTGCTCAAGAAGTTCTTCAAGCAAAATCTCAAATGTTTAAAACAAGACTTTATTATGATGCTTCAAGTTTTGAATCTTTTAATGTTGATGTTATAGGATCTGGTGGAACTGCTTTATCAAAAAAAGAAACAATAGAACAATTTGCAAAAAATGGAGAATGGTATATGGATGGAAATACTGCAATAAAATTTGGTATTAAAGAATCTTTTGGTGGTTTTACTCCAATGACAGTTGATGGAAAAAATGTAACTATTAATTTTTTAGATTTTGATGGAGAGTTTTCTGACATGAAAGATGTTAATGGAGAAAGTTACATTATAAATATGAAAGATATATACGCCTTTATAGATGCAGAATATATGGGATTACAGACACCATAATGATAGGATTAGATATATCAGTTAAAGACTCTTCTGAAAAAGATAGATTAACAGCTTTAGACAGAATGCCTACTGGTTGGTTAGAATCTGTTGGTGCTGCTTTTGATTTAGCAAATGAAAATGCTCCAACAAAATCAATTCAAAGAGCAATAAAAAGATCATATGCCGATGAAGCTGACGATGAAATTATACCTATGGCAGAGCTAAATGAAAAATATGCTCCCATAGGATTAACTTTTAAGGAAGATCATAAAAAAGGTTATGTTGATTTATTAGTAAAAAAAAGATTAAATGATATAAAAAAACAAGACATTATATCTCGTGGTCCAAAAAATGTTTTTGCTCAAGGAAGTTATTTTCTTTCTGGATTAGGTGGTGAAATGTCTGATGGAATAAATATTGGATTATCTTTAATTCCCATTGTTGGTCAAGGAAGATTTTTAAAAATGGTTGGTAAGTATGGAAAAAAGTCAGCAAGATTTCGTAGAGGATTAATTGAAGGTGGTACTGGTAATGCTTTATTTCAACCTGCAGAGTTTGCTATGTCAAAATCAGAACAAAGAGATTATGGAGCAATGGATTCTTTATACAGTATTTCTCTTGGTGCTTTGCTAGGGGGTGGATTAGGTCTTGGTTTAGGAAAAATAGGAGATGTATATAAAAAATATACTGGAAAAGATAATATTTATAATGATATTGATAATGCTCCAATAGAGTTAAAAGAAGATCTCATAAGATATTCTGTTGGTCAATTAATGCAAGGCAAAAGAATTAATGCTGCTGCATTTTTAGAACAAACTAAACTTGAAAGAAATAGACAATTAAGAATAAAACAAATTAGTCAAATAAATTTAAAAGCAAATTTAGGATCTATAACAGATGTAGATGTTCAACCAAAAGCAAAAGACACTAAATCAATAAAAGAGTTTAATCAAAAATTACAAAAAGGTATAGAATCTAATCTTTCTAAAAAAGAAAAATTAGAATTACAAAAAATAAAAAAATTATATGAAAATCTTGAAAAAAAATTACAACAAAAAAAATATAAAAAAATAACAGAATCAAAAGAAGAGATTGATTTAGATGTTGTTAATAAAGATAAAAGTTTAATTCCTTACATTGCTAAACTTAACTCATTAAATAAAAGAAAAACTATCTTAGAAGATAGAGGTAAAAACGCTTATGTTAAAAATTTTATACAACAACAACAAGAAATGAAACAAAAAGGATCTAATGTTAGTTACAATACATTAGGTAAATTAGATCAATTAAAAACAATTTATTCTAATCCAGATGGTTTTGAAATTAAAAATAACGAAATTACTTCTCGTGCAAACAAAATAAATTTAAACGATTTATCTGATACAGAGATTCTTTTGCAAGATAACCAAACTAAATTAAATTTAGAAGGCAAAAGCATAAACTATAGAAATAATTTTTATAATCAGTTTGATAATGATAATTTAGAAATTGAAGCTAAATTTGATTTAAACAAACAGATAGATGTAGAAAGTGTAAAAGCTTTAGAGTCTGAAATAAGTGATTTAACAGATGAATTTTCTGGTCTTGAAGTATTAGCAAGAGAAAAATTTCCTACTATGAATGATTATTTTAATTCTATAAATTCAACAATAAAAGATATAGATAATTCAATTAGCAAACAAGATAATGTTTTAAAAGGAATAAGAGTTGGTTTGTCTTGTTTAATTAGAAAAGGATAATAATGAGTATAAAAGAATGTTTAATAGAAGTACAATCTGCAGTTAAAGATACTTTTAACGATGAAGAAGCTAGAGATATTCTTAATAAGATTGAAAATAAAATAAATGAAAAAAGAGCTTTAAAAGAATTAGATATAGCTGAAGATAAGATCGTAAAAGAAATAGCAGATGAAGAAAAAAGAATAAAATTAATTAAAAAATATAACGCATTACAAAATAAAAAATTACTTTATCAGAAATTTACTGAAGGAATAGAACATTATCCAGGTAAACCACTAGAATATATGAAGGCTATTACTGGTGGAATAACTTCCTCTAAAAAGATGTCAAGATTATCTGTAGATAATAATCAACTTTTATATAAAAATAAATATGTAGGTGGTTTTGAGCAAGATATGCGTGATGCAGGATTAGAAGATATTGCAATGAGACCAGAGTTACAAGAAGCTATTGCTATAGAACATTTTGATAATCCTTTTTTAAAATTATCTAAAAAAGAAAAAGAAGTTTTAATTAAAAATAAACAACCTCTTCCAGATGATTCTTCTATAACTGGAGATGATAATGCGTATCAAATAGCAAAAATTGGAAAAAAATATAATGACATGACTTTAGAAGATAAAAATTCTTTAGGAGCTTTTATAAAAAGAGATCCTAGTTATGTTTTTCGAACAATACATGATTCTGAAAAATTAATTAAAGGAGCTGGTGATGATGTTTTAGATGAGGCTTCTCATAAAGCTACATGGATAGAATATATTAAAAACAGATTAAATTTAACAAGAACTTTTGCTGGAAAAAATGACAAGCAAATTAATGAAATTTTATCTAAGTCTTGGGATAATATATTATCTGGTTTTCACATAACTACTTTAGGTGGAAGTGCAAACATTAGTTCTAAAAATATTGCAAATAAAGTTAGTGCTGAAAGAGTCTTTCATTTTAAAGATGGTAAATCTTTTTACGAATATAATCAAAAATATGGTCAAGGAGATTATCTTTCTGCGATGGAGCAAGGTTTTATAAAATCATCAAGAGATGCTGGTTTAATGAAAGTATTAGGAACTAATCCAGAGCAATTTTTAAGTGATCTTGTTACTCTTTTTAAAAATCATTATGGGGGAACTATAGCAAGAGACTTGTCTACTGAAGATGTTAGAAAAGTAATGAAAGAAGTTGATGGATCTATTAATGCTGGATACATGAATCCACAAGCAAAAATTGGATCTGTAATAGGAGCTTTACAAGAAACTGGTAAATTAGGTGGTATAACTCCAACATCTCTTTTTGGAGATCTTCCAAATATAATGACACAAGTTATGCATGATGACATGAATATGTTTGATTCAATGTCTATTGTTTTTAAAGAATTAAAAAGAACAGGTAGTAAAGAAGAATTGAAGCAAGTATTAAAACCATTTGGTTTATACATTGATAATTTTATTTCTGGTATTAATCAACACTCAACAATCAATGAAGATATGACAGGAGCTGTTGCTAAATATAAAGCTGGGTTCTACAAGTGGACAGGTTTTAAAGGATTGATGGAAAGAATGAAATCTGGAGTATTTTTAGCTTATCAGAATCATTGGGGTATTTTAGCTAAAAATAATACTTGGAATCAATTATCAGACCAATCTAAAAGAATTTTAGGATTGTATGGAATTGATGATGGTATGTGGACTATGATGAAGAAAACAACTCTAAGAGAGTTTGAAGGTTATGAATTACTAACTATTGATGATTTGGCAGAACTTCCTAAAAACGATGTAATTAATTATATAAAAATTAAAGAACCTCAATTAAAAAAAATAAGTGATAAAAAAGTTAATGAAATAAGAAATGATATTCAATCTAAATGGAGAATGTTTTTATATGATAGAGTTCATCATGGTGTACTAGAGCCTGGTGCTAGAGAAAGAGCTATACTTCATCAAGGGTTAGAAAGAGGAAGTACAGCAGGTTTATTAAATAGATTAATAGTTAAATTTAAATCTTTTCCTACAACTGTTTATACTAGAAAATTAGAATTACTAGTTAAAGGATCTGGTGAAGATATTAAATACAGCAATTATGTTCCAGCTTTAGCTTACTATACTATTCTTTCAACTATGTTTGGTTATGCCAGTTTATCAGTAGCAGATATGTTAATGGGTAAAGAGCCAAGAGATCCTAAAGATCCAAAAACTGCATTAGCGTCTTTAGCTAAAGGTGGTGGTGGTTCTATATTTTTTGATTTTATTTATCAAGAAATTAGCAGATCAAATGGTGGTATGGCATCTACAGCTCTTGGTCCAGCTTTTGCTGATCTTGAGGGTTTATTTAAAGTATTAAAAAATACTGCTGAAGGTAAATTTGATAAAGCAGGATTAAAAGCATATAGATTATTTGAAGCTAACACTCCTATAGATATATGGTATTTAAGACCAATATATAATTATTTAATTGGTTATCAAATTAAGAATATGTTAGATCCAGGATATTTTGACAGAATTGAAGGATATACTAAAAAAGCTACTGGACAGGATTTCTTTTTAAAACCATAGACAAAGGATTTATAATCTAATATAGAGAAATAATATGACAATATCTTCTACCACAGTAAAGAACTCCTACTCTGGAAATGGTACTCTAGATACCTTCAACTATACATTTAAAGTATTCGCAGATGCTGATCTTCAAGTTATTATTAGGGATGAGTCAGCTACTGAAACAGTTAAGACTTTAACTACACATTACACAGTAACAGGTGCAGGTTCTGCTTCTGGTGGAACTATTGTTTTCACAACTGGTAATATTCCAACTTCTACAGAAACTGTAGTTATAAGAAGAGCATCACCACAAACACAAGCAATCGATTATATTGCTAACGATCCATTCCCTGCAGAAAGTCATGAAGAAGGATTGGATAGATCTATGATGGCAATTCAACAGTTGCAAGAAGAAGTAGATAGATCAATTAAATTATCAAGAACAAACACAATGAACTCTACAGAGTTTACTATTGGTGATACTGAAAGAGCAGGAAAAGTATTTGGTTTTGATTCTAATGGTGAACTTGTTGTAACTCAAGAACTAGGAACTTTCAAAGGTAACTGGTCTGCATCAACTACTTACGCAGTTAGAGATATAGTTAAAGACACCTCAACAAATAATATTTTTTTATGTAAAACAGCTCACACATCTTCTGGATCTCAACCACTAACTACAAATACAGATAGTGCTAAATGGGATCTTTTGGTAGACGCAGCTAGTGCTACAACAAGTGCTACCAATGCAGCCAACTCTGCTACTGCTGCTGCCACAAGCGAAACTAATGCTGCAACCTCTGCCACAACTGCAACCACAAAAGCAAGTGAAGCAGCTACCTCGGCAACCAATGCTGCTAATAGTTTTGATAGTTTCGATGATAGATTTTTAGGAACTAAAGCAAGTGATCCAACTTTAGACAACGATGGTAATGCTCTTGTTGAAGGTGCGATGTACTACAATTCAACAGACAACGATATTAGATTTTACAATGGTTCATCTTGGGATGCTCCTGCTACACAAGCTGCAACGAGTGCAACTGCTTCGGCTAGTTCTGCTACGGCATCTGCCACTTCAGCTACTGCATCTGCAAACTCTGCTACGGCATCGGCTACATCAGCGACTAATGCTGCAACATCTGAAACTAACGCAGGAACTTCTGAAACCAATGCTGCATCAAGTGCAAGTGCTGCTTCAACTTCTGCGTCAAACGCATCGACTTCTGAAACCAATGCAGCTACATCGGCTACTACGGCAACCACTCAAGCTACCAATGCTGCGACTTCGGCTACGGCAGCTCAAACGGCTCAAGCTGCTGCAGAATTAGCATACGATAATTTTGATGATCGTTATCTTGGACCAAAAGCTAGTGATCCTGCAACAGACAATGATGGAGACGCATTAATTGATGGTGCATTATATTTCAATACAACAGGTAATGTACTTAAATATTGGGATGGTTCTGCATGGAATAATGTAGAAGCAGTAGACACAAGTAATTTTGCAACTAATGGATTTAGCATTGCAATGGCAATCGCTTTATAGTAAGGAGAATATATGGCACAGAACTTTAGACGATACACAAGCAACGATGTAGGTACATCTGCAGCAACTCTATTTACTTCAGACAGTTACGATACTGTTGTAGGTATATCAGTTGCGAATGTTACAACATCATCAGTTATAGCTTCAGTTTATATTAACGATGGATCTAACGATATTTATTTAATTAAAGATGCACCTATTCCTGCAGGTTCATCATTACAAGTTTTAGATGGTGGAGCAAAGTTTGTAGTTCAATCTGGTGATGCTTTAAAAGTAATATCAGATACAGCTTCATCTTTAGATGTTTGGGTATCTACAGTAGATGCAATAAGTACATAGGAGATTAATGCCGTTTATTGGAAATCAACCAGCATTAAGTTACACAAGTTTTGCAAAGCAAGACTTCACTACAAGTGCGACTACATCTTACACACTTGACCATCCTGTAACTAACGAAAATGAAATTGCATTATTTATAAATTTTGTTCGTCAAGAACCTACAACTGCATATACTGCAACTAATACAAGTTTAACTCTAACAAGTGCTACATCTGCAACAGATGATATGTACTGTGTGTTTTTAGGTAAAGCTGTTCAAACTGTTAATCCTCCAGCAGGTTCTGTTGGAACTGCACAGATTGCAGACTTAGCTGTAACAAGTGGTAAGTTAGCTAGTGGTGTATTACCAACTAACACTCCAAGTTTTTTTGTATCAGCATCTTCAAGTCAAAGTATAAGTAATTCTACATTTACAAAACTTACTATAGATAGTGAAACTTATGACACAGATAATTCTTTTGCTTCAAATAAATTTACAGTTCCTTCTGGAAAAGGAGGATTTTATGCTTTTAATTGGAATGTAAGATTAAACGCAGTAAGTGATGGTGCTAGTTTTATTACAGAATTAAGAAAAAATGGTACTACAGCTTTAACTACTAGAAACAGAGATGCTCTTGGTGCAGCAACAGATTTTTTTCATAATGGATCAGCAACACTTTCTTTAGCTGTTGGTGATTATATAGAATTGTGGATTTATACAACTGGTGGTGCAACAACTACAAATGAAAATTATGTTTATTTAAGTGGATATAAAATTATAGGAGTTTCATAATGGCAATAACAAAAATACAATCTGAAAGTCTTAACCTAGCTTCACTTTCTTACGAAAGTAAAGAAAAGATTCTAAGTTTAACGAAGGAGATTAACTAATGGCTATTACTAAGATACAATCGGAATCGTTGAACTTAGCAGACACTTACGATTTCACAGGAAATGTAACTGGTGCTGGAGAAAGCAATACTCCATATTTTCAAGCAGTAAGTTCAGTAGATATTTCTTTAACACAAAGTTCAGCTACTTTAATTCCAATGAACCAAAAACCTTTTGATAGTGGCTCTTTATTTAATACTTCAAATGGTAGATTTGTAATGGATAGTGCAAATGCTGGTAAATATTTTATATATTGTAAAGTTTCTATTGATGCAGATACAAATTTTACAAGTACTGGTAATTATCTATCTTTATCTTTAAGACAGTACAATAGTTCAAACACTCAATTATTAGATCATGGTGCTAGAAATAGTTGGTCACTTTGTCATTATCCGACAGTTCAAGTTAGTGGATTTTTTGATTTAGCAAATGGAGATTATGTTGCTCCTTATGTTACTGTCACAGGTAGTGGACTTAATGCTTTTGGAATTAATACGACATCACCAAGTAAATTAGAATTTACAGGATTTAAAATTACATAAAATTAAGGAGGAACAAACTATGGCAAATCTATCAACTAAAATTAAAATGTACTGTGATGCAAATGGTGTATCAGAAGTAGATTTTATGAAAGATGTTATGTTGCAAGACGATAGTGATGGTAATGGTGCGTATATCAAAGAATGGAA